GGCTATTCCAATGGCAGTCGAAGATACTTATTCAGAAGACGATTGGTTTGATCTTGATAAATATCGTCAAGCCGCTGGAGTAGCCTATGAATTTAGTAAGAAAAAAATGGAAGATGCTGGTGAGCAAGAACGTGCAACAATAGGTAAAAGGAGCACAAGAAAAAGCGAACAACCAATGAGCAAACTCAGCGCTTCTCGGAAAGCGACGAAGCAAGAGATTACAACCAAGCACAAAAAAGCTTACCGATTCTGATATTGACATCCAGGTCTTTCAGCACTGGGTTGATAATTTAGATAGCGCAACAAAAGAATCTTTCTGTAGCTTTGCAGAAGAAACTTTTTCTGCTATTCAGGTTTATTTATATGCAAAGTTTTTAGGATATAACAGCAGTATTGTTGCTGTTGATCTTTGGTTGAAAGAGCATTTTTCAAAACCAGATCATCTCAAAAGTTTTGCTGAATGAAATTGAAGAGATGCAAGAAGATATTAAAAAGTTAAGAATGGATATTGAAAACTATGCAGTTAAAAGAGATGTAGGTGTGGCTCGTATTGCTGCGATGCAAAAGGAACTCCGTGGCACCATTTCACAAGTTAATTCATTTATTTCCTCTCGTGATCGCAAAGGATTATTGATGGCAGGAGCTGATCGTGCATTACGTGAATTAGCTTCTATTTTTAAAGATGATCCTATTGAGGGACCATTACAAGAAGCTTCAATGAGTGTGTTGGGCTAGAATGCAGTTTGAGGATTAATATTATGGAAGAAAACGCTGCGTCATTTAACGAAACAATCTGTTGAGAGTATGCTTAACAAGATTGCTTCTAATCGTAAGTACAGCCCTACTCTTCCATTTGAACCGCCTAAACAAGCAAATGAAGAAGCTTTTCAGGATCTTATGAACAATTCTCCTGAAAACACAGAAGGCCCTGGCCCACAACCGTTTCAAAATTTGTTAAACGAACAACCACCTACAGAAGAACAAGAAGAAGACAATGTCTAAAAAGAAAATGCCTCCTGAGTTATTGGAGCACTTTAAAAAGAAGAATGAATCTAAGGAAGGAAAGGAAGCAGAAAAGTCTGCTGAGAGGGGTTTGAAATCAGCCAAGGCTGACTAAAAAAGTTTAAAAGATCAAAAAAGAAGAAGCTAAAAAGTAAGCTACTATTTAGGTAGTAGTTATTAGAATAGTGCCCTCTCATCGTCATCTTGCTTATCGACGGAACGCTCAGGCTGCAGCCAAAAAGCATAAGATACGCAAGACTGACAAAGAAGAATTATTTGAAAAGGCAAGAGAGGACTTCGGTTACTTTTGTGAATACGTCGCTGATAAACCACCGGCTAAACATCATCAAGAATGGCATCGTCAATTAGTAACAAATAACGATAGTTCTTGTTTAATAAAAATTGCAGGTCCTAATATTGATTTATTGGGACCACGGGGATCTGCAAAATCGACTGTACTAGGTCTATTTACTGCTTGGGCCATTGGTATCCATACTCAAGCTAAAAAGCCCTTACAGATCCTTTACCTTAGTTATACGGTTGATATTGCACGTTCTAAGTCAGCAACAATTAAACGAATCATTGAATCAAAAAAATATCAAGAAGTTTTCCCTACCGTTAAGTTACTTAAAAATGTCACCAGCAATGAATACTGGTCTATCGACCATAAGTTTGCTGGCATTGATACAACAGGCGAAGAACAATTTACTTTATGCGCCGCTGGACTAAAAGGTTCAGTTACTTCAAAGCGTTCTCAACTTGTGATAATTGATGACCCCATAAAATCTGCTTCAGATATTGGCAACCCAGACATTCGCAAAATGATGCAGGATAACTGGAACGCCGTGATTGCTCCGACGATGTTTGAGGGAGGTCGTGCAATTTGTCTTGGTACACGCTTCCGTCATGATGACATTCATTCGACCACGTTCTGTCAGCAAAATAATTGGATGCAACTCGTTCTTTCTGCGATTTTGAATAACGATGTAACCGGCGAGGAAGAATCATATTGGCCTGAGATGTGGTCCCTAGAGTACCTGAAAGAGAAAAAAAGGCAAGCACCCGTTGCCTTTTCTTTTCAGTATATGAATCAAATCGTTAGACAGAATGAACTTTCCTTAGCACCTGAGTTGCTGGTTAAAGCAGAAATTGCAACAGAGTTTGATACGTTAGGCATTGGGGTTGATCTTTCTGCTGGAACGAAAGAAAAAAATGATTACACAGTCATGATATTGGGTGGTCGGATTGGAGACAAAATTCATATTATTGATTACAGAAGGTTACGTGTTATGGGTAATTTAGAAAAATTAGATGCCTTAAAAGAGCTTTTAAATGATTGGTCTGTCATTGGTAAGCAAGAAGACGGTCTTTACTTTCCTACTTATTCAACATGTGATATCTGGTCAGAAGCAGTACAATATCAAGCTTCCTTGGAGGCTGACTTTAAGCGAATCTGTTTAAATAATGAAGGATTATATAATTTGATTTGGCATCCAGTAAAAGGATTCCGTGCAGATAAATTAGCACGATTTAGGGGCATCATGGGAATGTTTGAGGATCGTAAAATAGTATTTAACCGGTACAGAAACTTTACGACAATGTTTGAAGAACTAACCAATTTTGGAGTTAGTAGTCACGACGTACTGTGTTGATGCTTTAGTTTGGCTTGTCACCGGTTTAACACGTAAAGGTAAACTACAGCTTGATTACTAATGGAACCAAATTGTTGCTTTGGGTATTGCAGCCATCTCAGGCGCTGGTTGGTTCACAAGTAAATTTTTCGGACGGATGCGAGCACTAGAGGATCGCATTGATCGAATGCCTTTAGAGTATGTTCTTAAACAGGACTACATCCGAGAGATGGAAAAAATGAATGGGGAATTTTATTCAATCAATAATAAGCTTGATAAACTAATGGAAAAGATACTAGCCAAATGAGTTACTTCATAGAATTAGAGGAACATGAGGACGGGGATCTTTTCTTGACCCTGCCCGAAGAAGTTATTGAGACTTTTGGATTGGGAAACAGGTATGCTTCTTACCTGGGATGTAAAAGGAGACGGTATTATTGTTCAACGCGTTAACAGTGAGGCAGGTTATGAACAGCTAGAATAATTAAAAAAGTTTTCAGGCAATGGAGTTAGCTTATAAATATATGAATCAAATCCCTCCTAAGGGAAAGACAAAATTTGATGAGGAGTTTTTATATACCTCGGAAGGAAATATTAGTTCACCACGACCTTCTAGGAATGTTGCACCAGCAGCTTTTTTAGGACCAGGTAGTAAAGGAGCAGGATTTAGTAACGTTTCAACCCGAGGTCTCTAATGTCATTTTTACCACAGAATTCTTTTTACCGTACTCCTCGTTATAGTGGAGGAATGAATGTCCCTGGTGCCCCTGGCAACATTCAAACACTTCCATATTTTGGTGAACTATTAAAATCCAACACAAATGCCTTATTATCCAGGGCAAGACTATGGCGGCGTACAACAGCTTGCACAAGGTCCTAATACACCAATTAGATATTATCCAGGTATGGGTTATGGACCTTATGGTCCAGGTAACGGCGGCATGCAGCCTACGCCAATGCGACAAGCCTTGGTACCACCAATGGGCTTTCAAAATAAATTTGTAAGCTAATGGCACAAGACGATTCAAAATATACAAAACCTGGTCTGCGCGAATCGATTAAAAAGCGCATTACTGCTGGTAGTAAAGCCGGTAAGCCTGGTCAGTGGTCAGCTCGTAAAGCACAGATGGTTGCGGCTGAGTATAAAAAGAAAGGTGGTGGATATAAAGGTGGAGAAGGAAAGAAGCAAAAGTCGTTAAAGAAATGGGGTAAAGAGGATTGGCAGACCAAAGATCAATATAGAAAAAGTAAAAAAGCTGCTACTGCAGCCAAAAAAGCTAAGGAGAAAAACTAATGTTTGCTTGGAATCAAATTGAACAACAAATAGAACGTCTTGATGAAATGCAAGATGATCTTAAAGATACCAAAAAGATGCAAAACAAATTATCAGATTTCAAATCTTATTGCACAGATGAATCCTACCAAGGATAATAAAAGCAAGAACAAAATGCAAAACAAACGGTTAAAGATATTAAAATGCAATCGGAGACGTAAAAGACGTAACGAAAGATCTTGAAAATTTTGAAGTAGGCGCAAAATCTCTTGAAAGATCTGAAAATTAGCAGACCGTTTTGAAAATTTTAAAAGGGAAAATTAAAAGCAGAAAGGCTTTAGGACGTGTTGAAGG